ACGAAGCAGGATTATCCAGATATTGCAGAGGGTGTTGCCGCGTTCTACAAGACGCAGGCACAAAGACACCAAGCTGAAATTGATGCGTTGAAGGCTCAGTTAGCTCCGATCCAGGGGCAATTGCATGAGTCTTATGTAACGCAACAGTACCAAATGCTTGCTCAAGAACATCCGGATTGGAACGAGATTGCCGCCTCAGAGAAATTTAAGAATTGGGTTTCGATGCAGCCGCAAAACGTCCAGGACATGATGACCAGTGAGCAAGCTGGTGACGCGGCATATTTGCTTCGCGTCTACAAAAATGAGACTTCGACTGCCGCCGCGCAGACGATCTCTAACTTGAAGCAGCGACGAGAGAAGCAGCTTCGACAAGGGCAGAACGTCCCATCCAGGGGCGGTCGTTCTCAGCAAGTAATGCCGCCAGATGATGATTTCGACGCCGCATTTGACTACTTCGTTGAGAAAGACGCTCGCCAGATTTAGCCGGCGAGATTCCACGGACTAACACCACAGCAAGTGACGTAGCGCAGTTAAACGCCGCGAAAGCCGCGTGTCGCTGTAATCCCTCATTGGCTCGGTGATCGGTCGATTGAAATTTTTAATTTGCCAATCAGTGAACCTTTAAGGGGAGAAAATTTATGGCAACTACCACTTATTCCGGCCTTTCGCAGCGCACCAATGCGTTTGCCGCGAAAGAAATGCTGGCCCACGCAGAGCCGATCTTGTGCTTGAACAAGTTTGGCATGGCTAAGCCTATGCCCAAGAACAAGGCGAACGTCGTTAAGTTCCGCCGTCCTGTTCCTCTGGCAGTGGCAACCACACCTTTGACTGAAGGCTCACCGCCCACAGCAAAGGCTCTGACCTACGAAGATGTAACGGTCACTCTGAGCCAGTACGGTGATGTTGTTGAAATCACCGATGTCGTTAATGACCTGGCTGAAGATCCGGTTCTGAAGGATGCCGCCATGATGTGTGGTGAGCAGGCCGCAGAAACGATCGAGACGCTCACTTGGGGTGTTCTCCAGGGCGGCACTAACGTCTTTTACGCTAACGGCGCAGCTCGTAACGCAGTGAACACTGTGATTACGCTGAACAAGCAACGCGCTATCACTCGTCAGCTCAAGGCGAACCGCGGCAAGAAAGTTACTTCCATGCTTTCTTCATCCGTCAAGTTCAACACTGAGGCTGTAGCGGCCGCATTTATTGCGTTTGCTCACACTGATCTCGAGTCAGACATCCGTGGCCTGGCCGGGTTTACCCCGACTGAGCAGTACGGATCTATGAAGGCTTTGCCTTACGAGATCGGCAAGGTTGAGGATGTTCGTTACATCCTGACGCCTGTACTGAGCTCTATCGCTGATGCTGGTGGCGCTGCTGGTGGAAACTTTGTTTCTACCACAGGAACCAGCGCTGACGTTTACCCCGTTGTCTACGTTGCTAAAGACGCATACGGCCACGTTGCTCTGAAGGGTGCAGAGGCTATGTCTCCCACCATCATCAACCCCGGCCAGCTCGACAAGTCTGATCCTCTGGGGCAGAAGGGCATGGTTGGTTGGAAAACCTACCACAAGTGCTTCATCGCTAATCAGTCTTGGATGTGCCGACTGGAAGTAGCGGCGACCGCGCTCTAAGCAGTAAGCAGCAGTAACCACAGGGGCCTTCGGGCCCCTTTTTATTTTTAGCCGCCTACGGGCCGCAGGAGATCAGTATGTCTGAAGTCAATCTATACAACCTAAGTCTTGAGGAGCTGAAGGAACAAGCGCGAATTCTTGGCATTGTCATTCGCGGCAATCCCAGCGCAGACACCTTGAGGGAGCGCATCCGAGCCGCAGTCAACATCGAGCCGGCAGAAGGATCAGAGCCTCGCGCAGAGGAATCGCCTGACAGAAAGAAGGGCTGGAAAACGGTGGTCATCGCTGAAGATGAAAACGACCAGCAACCAGTCTTTGTCGGGGTGAATGGCAAGTCTTATTGGATCCGGAGAGGTGAGCCAGTGAAGGTTCCGCCGGAGGTAGTCAATGTTCTGCAAGACGCAAGGCAGGCTGTATGGAACGGCAAGGATGGGGTCACGAAGATGATTCCCACTTATCCATTTCGCGTAGAGGGCTAGTATGAATTTTTTGGATCTTTGCCAGAGATTGGTGCAGGAGACGGGCATTGCCGATGACGGCCCTGCCACAGTCACCGGCCAAACTGGCGATATGGGCCGGGTAGTCAATTGGATCAATGACGCCTGGCTCAAGATCCAATCCATGAGGGCAGATTGGAATTGGGCGTGGGGAACTGGCACAGCAACGCTGACCGCCGGCACCTACACCATTACGCTGCCCTCGACAGTAGAGACGATCAAGCGCGTTTCCCTGGGCCAGTCGTATTTGCAGTCTGAGGACTACAACGATTTTGCCGATGCGTACCGCGAAATCCAGGAGGGCGACCCGTCTGTTTGGTCGATCCGGCCTGATGGCGTATTAGTTTTTAACGCCAAGCCTACTGAAAACAAAACGGTCACATACGAGTCATTCGCCACGCCATCGAAGATGGTTGCCACGACTGACGCCCCGGCCTTACCCGATCGATACCATATGTTGATCGTTTATGAGGCATTGCGGTCATACGCTCAGTTTGACGAAGCGCCAGAGCTGGAGAAGCGGGCGTTTCTATATTTCGAGGAGATGCTTGCAGACTTGGAGCGAGATCAGCTTGCTCGCATAGTCGCTCCAGAGGCTCTTGCGTGAGCATACAGCTCGAGTATTTCCCAGCGGTAGGTGGCCTCAACCAAGAGGCTCCGCCTCTCTCCTTGAACCCTGGAGAGCTTGTAGACGTCGCAAACTACGAGTGCCTGCCAAATGGTGGGTATCGTCGCATTTTTGGCTATGCGCTGTATGACGGCCAAACCACGGCGTCACAGGCGGTGCCCGGTACTGGCCCGGTCAAGGGTGTGCATATTTACCAGGGCGATGTTTATGCGATCCGCGAAGATGGCACAAACGCTCGGATGTACAAGGCAACCAGCAGTGGTTGGTCTGAGGTTAATTCCGCAAAAACGTGGTCTTTGAATGGCACGTTTAGGTTTGCGAACTATAACTTTCAAGGTCAAGACGCTAGCCAGAAGATGTATATCGTCAATGGCATTGACCAGGCTACTGAGTTTGATGGCACTAACTTTACGTTAATTTCTACTGGTGCCACTCAAGACAACCCATCGCTTGTGGTGGGATACAAAAAGCACTTGGTTCTCGGGATCCAGTCATCCTTGAAAATTTCTGAGATCGGCAACCCCGGCGGGTACACGGTGGCCGGCGGCGCGGCTGAAATTGCTGTTGGCGACACGCTAACGAATCTGAAAGAACACTCGAGTGCTTTGATTGTGGGTTGTGAAGATTCAACCAAGACGCTCTACGGATCGTCCTCTTTGGATTGGCAGCTTGATGATCTGAACAAGGCCGGCACATACGGCGGCACGATGCAGTCAATCGGCGGTCAGGTGATTGGCCTTGATCGACAGGGCTTAATGAGCCTGGCCGCGGCCCAGCAATACGGCAACTTTGCGTATGCCTCGATCTCTCAGAAAGTCAAAACACTAATTAAAGAATATTCCGATGCCTCGGTCAGCGTATTGAACCGGGCTAATGGTCAGTACCGATTGTTTAATGGCAAAGATGGCCTGTATTTCTCGTTTAACGGCCCCGACCTGATTGGCGTAACCAAGACGCGATTCCCGCATGAGGTGAAGTGCGCGGCATCTGCCATTGATGAGACTGAAACAGAGATCAGCTTTTTCGGTGATGAGTCCGGAAAAGTCTACAAGATGGACACCGGGTACAACTTTGGCGGCACAGCGATCTACGCCTTTGTGCTCACGAATTTCACGGCGTACCAGGGCCCGACATTACGCAAGCGGTTCCGTTTGGTACAGCCCGACATACGGGTAGAGGGACAGCCGATACGGGTAGGGATCCGGGCCACGACAGAGTACGGCCTGGGAGAAGCCTCGAGAGGGCTGTCATCGCTTCTGTATACCGCCCCCGGCTCGTTGTACGACATTTCGGAGTGGGATGAATTTTCCTGGGGCTCTGCATATTCCAATGACGCGAAGGTACGGGTGTCCGTTACCGGCGCGAACATGGGCGTTTACATCGCCACAGATGGCACAGAAAACGCTGTTCACACACTGCACGGTGTAACCCTGCACTACTCCCCCAGGAGGCTTTTACGGTGACAAACAATTACGTCCCGACAGTTTCGGATCTATTGCCAGGAGAGCTGGCAAGATCAGCGGATATCAATACGCGGTATGCCCACGTTATTTCTGGGTTTGACAAGCTCCCAGCGCCTCTTTCGAGCGGGCAGGGGTTTTCCGTACCCGTTCCTGTTGGAGAGCCTACTGACGCAGGCCATGCCGCGACTAAAAACTATATGGACACAACGGTTGTGTCTGCGGCCCAAGCGGCCGCGGTGCCGGCGGCAGAGACAGCCGCTCTTGCGGCGGTAGCGACAGAGGTTACCAATGCCGCGAATAGTGCTACTGCGGCGGCTAACTCAGCTACGGCGGCGGCGGGTAGTGAAAGCAACGCATCATCTAGCGCGACCGCTGCCTCGAGTAGCGCAACCGCGGCGGCGACCAGTGCGACTAATTCTGCGAATTCTGCGAGCGCGGCCGCGACTACACTCAGCGATTTCCAGGCCAAATACCTGGGTGCGTTTGCGAGCGCTCCGTCTACGTCAGGGGTTGCAGAAGGCGCGATCTACTGGAACAGCACCTTAAATCAACTGTATGTGCTGGATTCTGGCTCATGGAACCAAGCAGCGTTCAATGTGGCCGGCGCTGTATTATCGGCAAACAATCTGAGCGACCTGTCGAATGTCGCTACAGCGCGCACGAACCTGGGATTGGATATCGGAACTGATGTTCTGGCCCACGATGCGAACTTGCAGGCATTTGTTACTGCGCTAAATCTGCCTACCGCTGACGGTTCGCCCGGCCAGGCAGTCATTACAGACGGTGCCGGTCAATTAACTTTCAGCACGATTTCTGGTGGATCCTCTGACGGCAGCGCCGTTGGCGGCGGGGCCCAGGCTTATCAGGTGATTTCCTCCCCGGAAGGCTCATTTGTATTCAAAGAGACGTACACCATCGTCCCCGATACGGTGACGGTGACGGGTACTTACCAGGGCTTTACTAGCGCAAATACCACGCTCCATGTGTCAGATGTTCCTACGATCTCGACAGATGGCAGTTACATCGATCAGACGGAATCCACTTCCGGCCATATTTTCCACAAGATCCTGCACATCGCAGATGCGGCGACTTACACGGTTACAGCGAGCGGCACGGTGCAAGGCGTTGATGAAGCGCCCCTCGCAGGCCAGTCATCTGATGCCGTTCGCTCAAGCGGTGAGCTCATTTACTTCGGACTTATATAGAGGTTTAGCCAATGGCTTCACGAACATCCACGATTGTGCAGGCAGAGAAAGGTGCGCTGTTACATACCAATCTCAGCAGTAAGGCTCAATTGATTGCCGTCAATGCAATCTCAAACACTTCGACAGTTAATCCGAAATTATCCTTGCTTGTTCATACGTCAGCCGAAGCCCCGCTGAATTATGAGCAGACGGAGTACACGGTTAATTTACAAACTCGAACCGTAGACATAGACATCCCAAACGAAGGGGCAACGGTTGTCGATAACACCCAGAACAGTCGTTCTTATATGGGCATTGGCGGAGTTCCGTTTGCAACGAGCGGGAACCAATGGAACATTCGCTACCAAGCATATGACCCCTGGATGCTGCAAAAGCCAACGGAGTATGGCAACCCGACTGAAAATCAGTGCGTGTTTATGCACAATTACGCAAATCAGGCCAACCTTATAAAAAATGTTTTTGCAACCAAAGCCAATTGGGCCAGCTACTTCCAGAACAACGGCAACAATTCTGATCGAGACATCGCCAGGAATTTAAATTACTACTCACAGGGAGTGGTTTTCGACCACTACACCAACGCGTTTCTTAGTTACGAAAACAACAATTATTCTACCGCCGGGATGTTTATGATTGCTGGCAATACTGCTTCTGACGGAAACCGCACAACTGACAGTATGCACTACTACGCTAGTGGAAATTCCCCTAATGCCAGCTACCTATCGCAGGCCATAACAGAGCCCGCCTTGACGGCAGATGGTGGATTGATTGTTGCAAGCGGACGTCGCAATGCCAGCACCGATTACGTCGCCATGTTTCCGTTTGGCAGAGGGGAGTGGGGCGGCACTCTTCCTGGCGACAAAACGACAATGGCTACTACTTCTAACGGCTCTCAGTACCTTGCTACACCGGCAAATTTTACAGACACCAACAGGGCAACCTGGATGGCAGTACCAACCAAGTCTTTCCAATGGATGAAGTACAACAAAGCTACTGATAGATATTACTTTTGCTTGAGCACTGGCACTGGGGATGAGGCTGGGATTTGGGAGGTCGAGTGGGGGAAGTTTTGTAGCAGCCAAACTACCTCTTGGGGAGACGAAGGCTCTGGCCCCGTCAGTCAATCGCTCAGCAGCCCGGGCGTTTCTCAGTTTTCTAAGTGGAAACAGGTAGCGTCCTACCCGGCTGTCACCGCAACAATGAGTATTCCGGCCAAGATCGGATCATCTTTGTGGGTGTCATACGATTCAGCTAATACAGCTTTTTTCTCTACAGATCTTAAAACGTGGCAATCAGCATCTGCCTTTTTGCAAGACGGGTATGTTTTTCAAGCCAATACTGCCGAAGGGAAAAAATACTTTGTTAAGTCCGACAACTCTGTGATTCAAGTGGTGAGCGGATTTGCCGCAATCGCCCAGGACGGCCTGTTTGAAAAAGAAACCGAGATAGGGAACTACACCCGCAACGGCTTAATTCTTAATCCCGGCGATTCTGTGTATGCGGAAAACCTAGATCAAGCAGCAGACATTTCTATCACCATCACAGAGGTGGCGATCTAAATGAGCAGATCAATACGCCTTAATACTACTACCGGGGGGCCTGGCGCCAGTAGCGGTAGCGCCGGCCTTACAAGCACTGATGTTAAGAAGATCATAGAGCAAAACAGTGAATGGGTTTTAGATTCTCAGGTCGGCTACTCATCCGCCCCGTCTTGGCCTCTTCCGATTATTCCCAGCGTTGATTTTGACAACGTGCAAGCCTATCGAGTCGTTTTAAAGAATTTTGGAGGCAGCTCAGCGGGTTACTGCTATCTCAATATTCAAAGCGGTAGTGCTGCGATTTCTGGCACAAGCAGTTGGTCATATCAAATGTATCGAGATAGCTCGGCTCCCTACACCTCAGCCAATACGAGCTTTTCTGGTGGTCAGTTACAGCTTTCAGCAGGCAATAACGATTCCTTCGAAGGCTCCAACTGGCGTGAAATAACTATTTGGATAAATAAATCAACTTCGCCCAACAACGGCAGCAGAGTATTTAACGTGCGCCATGAAAACGGGATTCCTAACAACGGTGGTTACCAGACCTATAGAAAAGTTGTAGATCACCATGTAATTGCGTCAGCAGTTTTCAATTCGTTTGGTATTGGTTTTACGGGGGATGCCCCTTCCAATCCATCGGCCCTGTACGGAGATAGCAATATCTACGTTTACAAAAAACTTCGCGCCCCCGCGAGCTAATTTCAACATAGGAACTAACCATGTCTAAGATTATTGTAGATCAGATTCAGAAGAATGGCGGGGACGTACTGACTCTGCCCGCTACTGATGCAACAGCAAACAACCAGGCGCTTGTCGGGTCAACTACCGGGGCGCTTACGTTTTCGCCCTTGGCGTTGCCTGCGGCTGACGGTGCTGCAAACAAGCCCGTCACAACCGATGGCTCCGGACAGCTTCAGTTTGGCGGATTTGCTCTGCCCGCTGGAGCAGGCACTGACGGCCAGGTATTAACAACCGATGGCACTTCCTCGTCATGGGGTACCGCGTCACCCGGCCTGCCGGTTGACAGGGACTCAGGCTTAATTATCGGAACAGTCGAAACGCAAACTGCTCGCGGCAATGCTTACTCTACCGCCGGATGGACTAGCACTGACTCGAAGGGTAACAACTATCAACCGGAAAACGCTTTCGATGACACCAATGACGATGTGACTTGGAATTTGTTTTTGGGAGATGGCGACCCCCATCTGACCACAGGCACCAAAATGTTTGCAAATAACCATTTCGGATCTAACGTCAGAACGATGGTATTTGCCCATAACAATCGCGTAGGCAACTGGTGGAAGCACTACGAATATAGGCAAAACCAAACCAGCTATGGTGGTCATACCTTTAGGGTTTTGCCTATCAGAAACAACAGCGGAAATGCCATCAACGTAACAGTTAAGGCTAGGGCGTCGAGTTACACCTCCAACCAGGGCACTTGCTTAGGCTATTACACCCCCACTGGGACTGGCACTCTGTATTCTCAGCAGACTGGCGGATCTTGGACGCAGCTAAGCAACACCACCTCTAATACCGTTGACCACAACCACGGAAGCCAAACCGTGCCAGTGCCCGGCAACAGCACTGTTCTGGTAATGCTGGTATCTACGCACTCTTACCGCACAACCGATAAATTCCCGGACACCAATCAGTTTTACGATCTGTCTACGACATTTAGCGATGCAAGCATTAGCTGTGATGTCAGGATACTTCATGCGTTGCACACTGCGCGATGTACTACTGCAACAGACACCGCGAACTACCCCTACACCATTTACACCGCAGCCGCGGCTTTATACGGAGATCGATAATGCCTGTTTCATTTGCACAATTTGATGAGTCTGGGGCTTGCATTGCAATGTCAGCAACCACGCGAGAGGACTTTGAGAGAGTCGAGTTTGCCGTGGGCGACCAGATTAAAAAGAACTCAGATGGCGATGTCGTTGCCCTGACTGATGATGAGATCGCGGCCATTCAATCCGCCGCCAACTCTAGCTTCGGAGAGATACACAACCGCAATCTCCGCGACCAGTTTCTGGACGAGTCTGACTGGGTTGTTGTTAAAGCCATGGAGGAAGGCGGCGTTGTTGATGCTGACTGGGTTACTTACCGTCAGGCGCTCAGGGATCTGCCTACCCATGCAAACTGGCCTTTGCTAGAGGATGCTGACTGGCCGACACAGCCGGCATAAACCCTTCCCCCTCTAGCGTCCCGTAAAGGAGTAAACAATGCCGACAACCGGAATGTCCTACATGGGCAGGCGTGGTCGTGCCCGTAGGAACGACGATGAAATGTTGGAGCTTCCAACACAAACGCCTGTCGCGCCTGGCACATCCATGCCTGCTGGCTTGCTTAATCGTGGTATGTCAGCGCCCAGGGCATTTGTCTCGGCTAACGGTGAGCCGTCTGCGGCACCAAACCCGCAGGATTTTGTTAATCAGGCTTATCAAAACCTGTTAGGACGGGCCCCGGACGCTGGTGGGGCTGAATACTTCACTGGCTTGCTCCAGGGTGGTGCGTCAATGGCTGACATTGGCAAGGCAATTGCCAACTCGCCAGAGGCGATAGCGTACCGGGAGAGCCAGCAGGCTCGGGATAACCAACAGCCACAAGTGAATATCCCGAATCCGGTCACCGCTGTAGAGGATCCAGCGGCAAGTTTCACAACGCCGGAAGCGCCTCCAGAGCCTGTTGTGATGCAGTCGGTCGCTCAGCCGCAAGCTACACAGGCGGAACCAATCAACGCAGGAGCGGCGGCGACAGCGCAAGCGCAGGCCAATGAGGCAAACGTAGCCGCTGTTAATGAGCTGTATAACCAGTACCTGGGTAGGAATGGCTCGGCAGAGTATATGCAGGCGTGGGCTGACCAGATCTCGGCCGGCGTTCCTGTTGAACAGGTAGCCGCAGCCATTGCAAGCTCTCCAGAGGGCCAGGCATATGCGGCTCAGCAGTCGACAGCCGCCACTGACACCCCTGCCACCCAAACCCCTGCTACCGAAACCCCTGCAGCAGAGCCCGCCGCCACAGGCCCAGCCCTTTCTGTTGACAATCAGAACACGTTGGTGGCTGTCCAGGATGGGCTCGACAGCGGGCTTCTAACCTTAGAGGAAGCCGCAGGCGTCCTCGGCGTAAGCACTGACGAGTTAAGTGCGGCACTTGGTGGCGATAGCCAAACTGCGGCTTCTGAAACGGCAGTAGCGGATGCAGCGGATGATTCTGCTGTTGTTGGGGCTACGGAGCTCTCATCTCAAGTCGCTAACTTCTATCAGCAGTATCTGGGGAGAGCGCCACAGCAAGAATATTTAGATCAATGGGTTGCATCTATTGCAAACGGTAGTGCAACGCTGGGTGACGTTGAGCAGGCGATCGCTAATTCTCCAGAGGCGCAGCAATTTTCACAGGCTGGAAGTGACGGTGTAACAACAGATCAGGTTCAAGGTCTTTATCAGTCGCTTCTTGGTAGGGACGGAGCAGATGAGTTTGTCCAGGGCTGGGTTGATTCCGGGATGTCGCTCGCAGAAATCGAGCAAGCGATTAGGCAGTCGCCTGAGTTTTTGGAATCCCAAGCGTCCGGCGAATCAGGAGATGGGCAAACCGATGACTCATATGTTTCGACGGATGGCCTGACCTACAACATCAACGAGCTATACGCTGTAGCTGACGCCTTAAAGAGTAATTTAATTACAGCGCAAGAGGCGTCAGAGGTTCTTGGCGTTTCGGTAGAGCAGTTAATTACTGCCCTGGGGCCCTTAGACCAAGAAGCAGCGGATATCGCCGGGTCAGGTGAAGGTGAATTCGACGAGGCGACCGCTACAGATCAGATAAACGCCTTCTATCGGTCATTCTTGGGTCGCGATCCTGCTCCGGAGTTTTTAGAGCTTTGGCTCGAAGAGATGAGGAATGGCGCTACGCTTGATGAGGTTCGATCCGGCTTTACCAATTCTGAAGAATACGAGCCGATCGCAATCAACGCGATTAATGGCTTTTTCCAAGAACACGCCGGCGCGCTACCAGGAGAGGGCAATCTCAGTGCCTACTTGGCTCTCGCGAAAGATGGTGTAACGCTCCCGGAGATCGAACAGCTCATCATCGACGCATTTGGATCCCAAGGCGGTGACGATACGACCGATGACGGCGGTGACGATACAGTTGATACAGGCGGAGGCACTCCCGACGCTGCTGAGCCCCCACAAGTCCCGACGCCAACGCAGACAACAGCGCAAGAGGCAGTCGATAGCGCCCAGACCTATGAGCCGGTTACTGTCTCCGATAGCGGAACGGCTGAAGCCGTCTCTGCCGAGGTAGCTCAGCGCGAGATCACTGAAGATGAGCTTGTTGAGAACAGGCTCCAGGATCTACTAGATAGCGATAACCCCCTGCTAGCTAGAGCTCGCACTCGCGGGATGCAGATGGCTAACGCTAGAGGGCTGCTTAACTCATCGATAGCGGCGCAGGCCGCAGAAGAAGCCGCTTACAATCAGGCGTTTCAGATTGCGTCTCAGGATGCTGACACATACCGACAGGCCGCTTCTCAGAATGTTGACGCTCGAAACCGCGCTAACCTGCAAGACGCGTCTTTGGGCACTAACGTCAATATATTCAATGTTGGCGAGCAAAATGTCACAAACCGCTTCAATGCAGAGTCTGTAAACGAAGCTGGTCAGTTCAATGCTAATTCAGCAAACATTGCTTTGCAGAATTTCTTGGAGCGAGAAAACCAGAGAATTCTGCAAGAAGATCAGCAGTTGTTTACTGCGGAGGAAAACGAAGCAGATCGTATTCTGAGAGAGGTATTGCAGGAACGCCAATTTGACTTCCAAAGCTCAGAAAATGCTTTGGATAGAGAATTGCAAAACGCTTTGCAGCAGAACCAGTTTGCGTTTACCGGCAGTGAGAATCAGCTCGAGCGCGATTTGCGCTCGGCGCTGCAGCAAGAGCAGCTTGGCTTCCAGGGCGGTCAAAACGCACTGGATCGTGCCTTGTCTCAGACCCTGCAATCGAACCAGTTTAACTTCCAGGGCACTCAAAATCAGCTAGATCGCGATTTCCGAAGCAGTGAAAGCGCGCTGGATCGCGCCTTCCAGGTTTCCATGCAGGAGAGTGACCAGTCGTTCCGCGCGTTTATGCAGGAAAACCAAAACGCATTTGCCTCGAGCGAAAACGCAGCAGATCGCGCTTTCAACCAGCTCATGCAGGAGAATCAAAACTCCTTCATGCAGTATATGCAGGAGCAGGAGCAGGAGTGGCGATCACTGGAAAACTCTCTGCAACGCGACTTTGCGGTTTATCAGACAAATGCACAGACTGCCGCGAGCATTATGTATTCGACAATGGATTCGATCGCGTCCATCTACGGCGATCCGAATCTCACTGCCGCGCAAAAAACCCAGGCTGTAACGAACGTGCAGAACATGGCGGCATCTATGCCTCAGTTGCTGTCGGTCATCTCCAGCAATATGCCGCAGGAAGTTGGGCAGACGTCAGGGACGGACACTTCGACTTCCGGCACTGATGCCAACACCAACACTAATACCAATACTACTAACACCGAAACCTGGGATCCAACGAACGGCGGAAACTCTACTAATACAGGCGGATATACGGTAGTGCCTAACACCGGCGGTGCGGTATTCAGAGGCCCTGACGGCCGGTATTACCGCTTAGAGGGCGGTAATTATGTGCCGATCAACATAGATGGAATCCCATAAGGACTGAATGATAAGAGCCGCTACGCTGGCTGATGTGCCGGCGATTGTAGACATCGCAGTAGAGTCGGTTTCTCAAAACCCACTACCAGTCAGAATCTGCCGT